GTCCGAACCCGGCTGGAAGATCATGCGCCGGATGGACTTCTCTTGCACGGCATAGCCGTATTCACCGCCGGCAAGGCCGGTGATGCGCCCGCCGTCCGGGAAGTCCTGTTCGTCGCAAAGATTGGTTCCGACCGTCCAGCCTGTGGCGTCGTTGATTGCTGAATTCCTCAGCTTCCGATCGCCGGTCGAGAGCGAGGCGAGAATGACGAAATCGCCGACCACCGCCACGTACCGAGCGCGAGGTGGTGTCCCGCCCAAGGCCGAGAACGCCGTCGCGCCCGTGTCAACATCGATCACTTGCGGATCATCGGCAAGATTGACCGCGATCAGCTTTGAGCCGAACTGTGTGAAGCTCCAGTAATCATCGCCCGGGACCGCGTAGTTGCCGCCGGCCGTGCGCGTGTAGTCAACCCATGCGAGAGACTGGAACTTGTAGAGACCTGTTGCCGTGCCAGCGAATATCTGCCAGCCGCCTGCGGATGTCCGGGCGAACGCCAGCCCCAGGCATTTGGATGGCAGCGCCGACGCGCTCGCTGCCGCCAGCGTGGCAATCGGGATGTAGCCGCCCTTCGAGGCCCATACGTTCTTTGCGGTCAACAGCACCGCGGCGTCGATCCCGGCCGCATCAGGCTCCCAAGGCCCATATTCCAGCCTCACGGCGTCGGCCCAGTCGCGCGCTGTGTCATCTGTCCGCGACCCGAGAAATCCAGCCCCCACAACTCGCCGAGAATGCCTTGGGTCAGCGCGTTCCACGCCCGGCCGTTCTCGGCATCAGAGGTGAGCGTTGCCGACATCGTGAGCATGCCGAACAGATAGGCGTCAGGGTGTGCAGTCAGTAGCCAATTCGTCGGCGCCGCATCGGACAGTGCCGGAACCTTCTGTGAATACAGAAAGCTCAACGCCGTGTCGGAAATCTCAGCGACCTTGAGCGTTGAACCCTCGATCGTGAAATGCGTAGGCGTCCCGCTCAGTGTGTTGGGATTGAACGCCGACAGTGCAGACGGCGTGACATAGGACAATTCCCGCGTGGGCGAGCCGGTCCAAGTCACACGCTTCCATTCCAGATAGTCGGTAGGGAGTGTCGCCGATCCGCTGGACGGCGTAAGTGTCGTGCTCGTGGTCTGCTGCCGGACCATCAGGCGCCGATTTACCTGCGCCTCGAACAGCGTGATGAAGTCCGGCATTTGCGACGACAGGTTCGTGCGATCGAGCCAGGTCGCGCCGGCCGTCTTCAATTCCGTGAACGTGGTGATAGCCATTAGCCACGCCACCCGACATTGAACGGATTGGACGGATTATCTACGCGCAGATAGGCCCATTCCGGGTCTTTCAGCTTGCGCGATACGATCTCGTCCATTTCCTTGGAGTACATGCGCAGCGTGACGTTGCCGCGTGCGTATTCCTCGTTGAACCAGCGCTCATAGATCACGTTGGGAATGCAACCGATGTGCCGCCCCCAATCGCTGTTTTGCTCCATGGTGCGGAGCATGGCGTTGTGCTCGAGGATTGGCTCCACGTCCTGCACGCGCTCGCGCACGATGGTTCGACCGTCGAAATGCGTGCGGGATTGCACCTCGCTCATCTGCTTTCGATCACTTCAGGAATGACGGTGAAAGCCTCTTCACTGGCAGGGGTGTAAGCTGCGCGGGCCTCAAGAAGCGCGTAGAGAGACGACCCGCGCGCGTTAATCTCAGCCCCGGCAGTAGCCGCCCCACCTCCGGTACAGCCGTCAGTGAAGGCGATCACGGTCACATCGATTGAACCGAGATAGCCTGCGGCGCCGCTGGTAGACCATGCCGCGTTGTCGCCGTTCGCCGCAACAGGTGATGTCGAATAGAAGTGAACCCGAAATTGCCCGTTTGTGGCGGTAGTCCCGGATTTTGACAATCTCACCCGCTTGATTGTGATCCCCCCCGGAACTCCGGCGCCACTATCCGAATCCGAGAACGACACAGCCGCAACTGACCCTGCCGTGGTGGAATTCGCCACCAGATCGCCCGACGCATAGGCCGTGGTATCGGCCGGGCGCGTGAAGCTGGCCGAGGGATTGAAAATCTGCATTGTCAATCCCGCTCGATCACGGCGACGAACGTTGCCGGAGATGTGGTGGACGAAGCGCCATCGGATACGAATTCGATGGTGTCGCCCTCATTCACCACGTTGTTGCTCGCGGTGGGCACGCCGGTATCGATATCGCCGGCCGCGGAACCGGAGTTGGCGACCACAACGGCGATTCCGGTAACGGCGGTGCCGTTGATTTCCAGCGTCCAATTGGCGTCGGCGCCAGTAATGGCCGCATAAATCGTGGAGAACGCGCGCACGATGCGCCCGCGACAAGGCGCGACCGTGAAGGCGCTGGAGGCCGTGGAGATGTCCGCCAGATAGGCGCTGACGGTGATTTCCGAGATCGGACGGGGAACGGGAAGGGCCATGTGTGTTGCTCCTCAAACTGCGTTTTTCTTGTAGCGACCGCTCGAATTGTCCCAGGTCCAGCCTTCCGGCGCGGTCGGTGGATTCTGATTGGCCGCAGCGGTCTCGGCAGTGGTGGGCGCCTGCTTTTCGGCAACGGGCTCGGGTGCGGCCGGAACCGGCTTTTCGGTGAACGTGGTGAACGTCGTCGGGTGACGAACGGACTCGTCGGGTTTCTCTTCCGGCTTGGCCGGCGGGTTGGTGTGCGGGTGTTTCATTGGTATTCTCCAAAAGAAAAAGGACCGCCATTTGCGACGGTCCAAGTGGGCCGGGAGGGCCGGGAGGGCCGGGGAGGCTAGGCCGCGTCTTGTGCAGACACGTATTCGAGTTGATCGCTAAACGCCGCGCGGTATTCTTTCGGGCCGACGTGACCGAGCGTTATGGTTGGATCGAGGTTGACCGTGTATCCGAGCTCCTGAACGTCAGAAAAGAACGCCATATCCTCGCCCCGCGCCTCTCCGTCAGGCTCGTCAAAGCGGAAGATTTTGGCAACCTTCTCCTCAGGATTTTGCGGGAACCAGATTTTCGCCGACCGTTCCGTAAGCTTTTCTATGATCTCGCGGGACACTACGGTAAAACCCAGGCCACATCCCTTGATCGGCAGGCACCCCCACTCGTTCGGGGCCATCTGCGTCTTGATGTCGTCCAGATTGATGAAGAACTTCGGCGGATCGCAACGGGCCGTATAGATTGCGCAGACGCAATCCATCTTGGTCGAGAGCGCGAGCATGCGAAGGAAGTCATCGGCCGTCCAGACCATGTCGGAGTCGATCATGAAAAACCGATTATTCCCCGTCTTGAGGAACGCATGCGCCTGCTTTGACCTGGCGTGAAAGATCGTGCTACCTACATGGAATTCCAGATCGAAAGGAATTCCGTTTCGGTAACACGCCTCCTGCGTCTGCAAGAGCGAGCGAACCGTGGCGGGGGAGAAGTCGCCCCCCACCGGAACCGCGATAAAGACCGAAATCCCGGTGAGGTCGCATTGCATCAGACAGTCGCGGAGTAGGGCGTGGTCGTCATCGCGGCGGTGTCCCGTCCCTTCACGAGATAGGAGCCGGTCTTGATGTCAACGAACTCGTAGACCGCGCCGATTCCGCCGCCGGTTGTGGTCCCGTTGAGCGTCAGCGTGTCGTCGGTCAGCGTGTTCTTGAACCCGATCATCACGCCGGCCGTCGTGGTCAGCGAGACGATCAGCCCCGTCATGGCGTCGACCGTGTTCGCCACCTTGATCGTGTGGGCGGTTGCGGTTGCCGCTGCCAGCAGGACAACCCGATACAGCGCCCCACTCCCGGATGAGGCCGGGAGCGTGATGGCGATCGGTGTGGTGCTGGCGATGGTGGTCGTTCTCCCCGCGTTCGCCGCCTGGGTGAGCGCAAGGACAGTCGCGCCGGCCGTGACAGCGACCACAGCAGCGGCGCCAGCGAGGAGCTGGGCCACCGTTGCGGTTGCGGCGCGGCTGGTCGCATTGCTGATGATCGGGAGCGTGTCCGAGGTCGAAACGCTCGCCGCTGCCGGCGAGTCGAAGTTGCTGGTCGTACCCATAGGGGTGTCTCCTTTTCGCGCTACGGGTTACGACGTGGTGTTGTCGAAAACGCCGCCCGACGCCGCCTCGTTGCGGGCCTCAAGGCCGTACTCCGATAGGATCTGGCGCTGTGTCGAGTCGCCGGTCTTGGCCAGCGGAATGCTGACCATCTTGCGGCCCTTGAGGAAGGCTACCGCCCACATGTCGGTCTGCAACACCAGCACGTCACGGGTGCGGGTGAAGCGGTTCGGGACCACCTTGACGGTGCCGAAGTCGCTCTCGTAGGCGTCAACCGACGCCACGATCTTCTTGGACTTCGTATCCTCGGTCGGGGTTGCCCGGCCGGTGAAGGTCGAAAACACCTGCTTGTTGAACGCGCCGGTGAACACCGTGTCGGGCCGGCCGCCTGCGGTCCAGATCGCCGAAAACACCGTCTTCAGCCGCGCCTCGGTGAACGCGAGCTGCGTGCCGTCCGTGCGCGTGCCGGTGCCGTCCGCCGCCGAAGGATCGGCCGCGCCGCCCGCCGTGCCCTTGCTGGTGTTGGTCTTGATCCACGACAGGATCGAGGCCGTCTTGCGCGGGGTGGCGTCGGCGCCCGTCACCTTGGCGATGTTGCGGCCAACGATGATCGTCTCCATGTCGCGCTTGAGCTCCAGGCCCTTCAGCATGGCCTGGTAGTCCATCTCAGAGCCGCGGCCGGCGTGCTGAACGGCTTCCTGGGTACCGGTGACGCGGGCCACCTTGTCCGAAATCTGGCAGATATTGCCGAGCCGGACGGTCGGCGTTGCGGCGTCGGTGGTCGCGTCGTCGCCTTCGAGCACGTCGTTGGACGAATCGACGGAAGCGAGCGACTGGCGCTGCCATTCGTGATTGACCGCCGTTGCCTCGACGCGCTCGAAAGCCGTCATGCACGGGGTATCGGTCGGATCGATGCGATAGATTTCGTCCGACAGGTCTTCGCGGTTGCCGATCGCCTCGTAGGTGGCGAAAGCATTGGTGGGGAGAGCCATAGCCTTTGATCCTTAGTGAGCGGCCACGCGTTTGGCCGCACGCAGGGCCGCCGCCGCCGCGATCTGATCGCGAGTGGTCGTCGCCTTGCTGAGTTTCGTTTCCAGCGCCTTGATGTCGGCTTGGCCTTGCTCGCCTTTGGCGGGCGGGGAGCCGGGGCGCTGCACGGGGGGAACCTTCACCGGAACGGCTGCTTTCGCCTTCTGCTGCGCGGCATGGAAGCGCGATGCGTCGTAGATAACGCGCTGAAACATCGCATCACGAAAAAGCGGATTGTTCCAAAGCTTCGGGAGCGTGTCCTCGGGAACCCCAACTTCCTTCGTCAGATACGATTGCACGGCCTGACGTGCTTTCGGTCCCGCCTCAGGATCGTTGAATTCCTTGAACTGCCCGCTGAACTTGTCGTCCTGCTCTTTCGACCATGCCTCGAATGTCCGCACCTTCTCCTGCTGCGCTTGTCGGATTTTCGACTCGATGTCCTGAGCCTTCTGAACAAACTCTCGTTCCGCCTCTCGCGCCGCGATGGCGCGGAATGGATCGTCGTTTGCAAGCTTGTTCATCGCCTCCTGAGAGGCAAGCTCGGGAAAGCTCGAAAGCAACTGCTCCTGGAGAAACTGCATGACATTCGGCGCAGCAGCCTCGAATTGCTGCCGGGCCTGCTCGGCCGCCTGTTCCTTGGCCTCTAGGGCCTTGGTCTGTTCGGTGGCCTTGTTCTGTCGCTGGAGGAAGTCGCTTTCGCGTGCCCGCTCGCGTTCATAGACGCGCTCTTGCGTCTCGCGAGGGAGGGTGTTGAATAGCTCCTTGTCTTCCTTTGACCAAGACCGCGGCGGATCGATGGGCGGCAGCTCTCCTGCCGGATCGTCGCCTACAGTCTCGCCGGGGACCTCATCAGGGCCGGCGTCGCTCCCCGTGTCAGGGGTCGATTCCTGTGGCGCGGCGGCGCTCGCAAAGCGGCCATTCACGCGCGGTTGTTCGGTCGGCTTGTCGCCTGGTTTGGCTTCCGGTTCAGCCGCGGCCTCGCCCTTCTCACGACGGGCCGCAAACGAAGCCGCAGCCTGCCTGAGAGAGATCGGGCCGGTATCGGTCTGTACGTTCGCGGGGACGATTCCGCCACCAGCGGGCGCGTCTGCGCCAGCAACATCGCTCATGTGATGTCCTTTATCGGAACTTCAGGATACCGCGGCGCTCGCCGAGCTTGGCCACGTCGTCAATCTCGCGCTGCGCCAGCTTGCCGCCGGCCGCAAGATTAGTCAGATGCGTTCGGACCTTCCCAACGATCTGGTATGCCTGCCAAAGCCGCTCGCGGCCGTCCGTGTCGTTGTATTTCGTGGCTTCCCATGCCGCGAGGTATTCGGCTTTCAGGCTGTCGAACGCGCCGGTCAGCGTTTCGTCGGCCAGCAGCCGGTCAGCCGCGCGGCCCTTGCGCAGATCGGCGTCGAGCGCGGATTCGTCGGTCATTCCGCCGCCCCGTTCGGCTTGGACTTCATCTGCTCCATCTTCTGCTTGTGCGCCTCATGCCCAGCCATCATGCCCATTTCTGTCTGTTGCATGCCGGCCTGATGTTGCTCGCGCTGCATCATCATCTTTTGCTCGTGCTCGCGGTCCTTGCGGGCTTCCTCGCGATTGAACCGCTCCTGATCGAGCGCAGCCTGCAGCATGGCAAGCTCTTTCTTGAGTTGATGGTCGCGCTCGTTCTTGGCCATTTCCGCCTGTAGCTTCTGCTGGTTCGTCGCAATGTCGGCCTGCGCCTGAACTTTCTCAATCTCGGCCTTGCGCTGGTCGGCTTTCTCATCCAATTGCGCCTGCATCTGGAGGGCCATGACCTTCGGGTCAGGCTGCGGCGGTGGCGGCTGCTTGGGCTGGCCGGTCGCCGGGTCGATCTCCTCGGGGTCTGAGAAATACGGCTCGATCGTCTTGAGCCCGATGCGCTCGATCAGTTTTTCCAGTGTGTTGTAGATGTTCTTCGGCTTCACCAGCATCTGGCCGGTTCCGCTCAGCACGATTTCCTTTTGAATGCCTAGAATGTTGGTCAGGTTGCCGACCTGCTCCTGCCTCGAGCCCGTACCGAGACCCACATTGATCGTCATGTCGTCGCGGGTTTTCCACCCACGCGGATCGACCGGCACCCACTTGTTGCGCAGCTTGACGGTGTTGACCTGCTTGTCATTCTTTCGGATGACGCCGTGCAGCAACGAGAACATGTCCCGAATGCCGGTCTCGGCCAGAATGCGCGCAATCAGCTTGGTGCGCGCCTGAGCTGCGGTGAATGCCTGATTGACAGCCGTCGCCGACTGGTTCTGTAGCGCGTTGGCATCGAGCCCCTGCCCTTGCCGGGTCACGCCAGTGCGCCACTCGCGCGTGGCATCGATGTATTCGATCAGCGGAAATGCAAAGTTGCCGATCGGCTGGTTCTGAATTGGATTGATGCCACCCGGCTGCTTGGTCCGCACCACAGCGCCCGGCCGGTTCACCAGCAGATCGTCAAGTGTCCGTTCATGCGCGTGCGATTCCGCGACCTCAACCCGCTGGTTGTTGGCCAGATAGGCGTTGTCCAGCAGGCTCCGCACCAGCGCCGTCTTGATGCGCTGGATATCCATGACGATATCGGCGATCGAGCGCCCGATAACCCGATGCGTCACGATGATCGGCGTCATCGTGGCGAACGGGATCACGTCAACCGGAACGACATCGTCCTTTTTGTCCCGGCGCAGGACCTCCATATCGTCGCCGCCCGTCGTCACCCGATACAGACATGTCTTTCCATCGCCCTTGTAGTCCATCCGGATGTAGTGTTCGGTCACGTCGATCAGCCTCGCTGAGGTGTTCAGCGTGTCGGATGAGTTCTGCCCCTCAGAAACCGTGTCGCGGGCGATCTCCTCCTCTTTTTCGTTCGTGCCGATCGACGGCAGCGCCTTGATTTGCTTTTCGTCATAGCCCTGCGCAATCAGGTCGGCCTCGGTGCGGTCCCTGACCTGATGGAAGCAGTAATTCGTATCGCGCAATACCCGCGTGCTGCGCTTGAAACCGAACTCCTCAGGCGGCACAGCCTCAACACGGGCGCAACCGTATTTCTTGCGCCGCACCAGCGTTACGTCGTGCGTGATCGCGCCGGTCTCTTCGTCCTTGTGCTCGGT